ATATATTAAATATTAAATTATTATTTTTTTGTATAATATTTTGTTTTAGATGATATTAAAGGATGATTTAATATATCTATAAAATTTTGTCGATTCAAATTATTAGAAATACAATATTCGAATACATCTGTGTTTGTTTTTATAAAATACTTAATATTTGTATAAGGATTTAATTTTTTTTTAATATTTGCCTTATTTTTTTGTGTAATTATAGTATCCGTTATTAAAATATTGTCTTTTTCCCATATAAAAAAATTTCCGTTAATATTAGTTTGTATTAATTTTTCTATATTATTATATTGAAAATTAGATGATTTTCGAATTGGATTTATATTTATAAAACGATTAAACATTATATTCAAGAACAAAGTTGTAAATTAATTATACTATATTTAATATGTGAAGTGTTTATATTTTAATTAATCTTTACACATTTTTAAATGGGTAATATTATGATTTTCTAAATTACTACCAAAATTATGTCTATCTTGTTTAAATAATTGAGTATTAGAACTATATGCTAAAAATATTTTATTTTTAATTAGATTCGAAATCATAATATCTCCTGGATATTTTTGCATAAATGATGTATGTTTAATTATCGATTTTGCAGCTGTTTTTTTTAAAGCAATAGCAGTTCTACATAATGGTCTTGCAGGTATTGACCAGTAATTATTTTTTTGAATTGATAAATTACAATAATCAGAACATTTACCAAAATTCAAATATTCCCAATCATCTGGAATATTTTGTATATATGGTTGAATTTGTTCATTAAAATCTAATATATTTTTATACTGATTTATATCTAAATCATCTTCTAAAATTAAAATATTTTTGGCATCCGATTTTACAAAATTTGTATATACTGTTAATGCTGATAAGTGGCAACAAATTCTACCTAAATTTAAATATGGATGAAAATAACGACTTAATATTTTTTGATCAATAAAATCTTGATGTGTATATTTTGATTTATCAATTGCATCAAAAAATTGAACTTTTGAAATACCCCATTGTTTAAATGTATTTACCATATGAGCTTTTCTATTTGGCATAGTAATACATACAATTTTATCAAAATAATTATCAATACAATTATCAATAGAATTATTTGGTAAAAGTATATTACTAGTTAAAGATTCCTTTATATTAAAGTAATTATAATTAAATATTATAATAATTATTAAACAAATAAAAATAAAGTAATAATTGATTTTAGTATAATTAAATTGATTCATTAATTTAATTCAATAAAAAATATATGCATAAATTATTAATAAATGATAAAAAAATGTATTACTATACTATGCTTTATTTTATCAAATGGATTAAAAACAATAAATGTGAATAATGAAAATTTAATTATGATCAAAAATGAAATTAATTCAGAAACAGTTAGTTATGCTATAGAAAAATTACATACTGCACAAAATGCATCAAATATGATTATTTTTTTAGATAGTCCAGGAGGAAATGTTGAATCTGGTTTATTATTATTAAATGAAATTATAAAATATAATATTACATGTGTTGTAAGTAAAGCATATTCAATGGCATTTGCAATATTTCAAACATGTAATAACAGATATATTTTGCCAACTGCCAAATTAATGCAACATCAAATTACATTTGGTATTAAAAATTCTTTGCAACAAATTAATAATTATGTATCATATGTAAATCAAATTAATAATTATTTAGCGATGTTACAAAGTAAAAAGATAGGTATTCATCCATTATCATTTTTAGAAAGAACAAAATCAGATTGGTGGCTTTTTGGACATAATGCAATAGTTGAGAATGTCGCAGATGAAATTGTAAATATAGAATGTGACAAAAATTTAATTAAAACAAATTATACTCAAACTTTCGGAAATATACAAATAATTTATTCAAATTGTCCTATAATATTTAAAGAAAAAGAAATCATTGTAAATAAAAATAAAAAAGCAATGACACTAAATAAACAAAAAGTAAAGAAAAATCAAGAATTATAAAGAAATACATCAATTTTTTTAACACGGAAATTCGTTTCTTAAAAGAGATGTATTATATTTTTATTATAAAAAGTGCGTATTAAAATATAAGATAATAACTATGATATTATAGTAATACAATAATATGAGTAATATAAGTAATAATGATAATAATTTACAAGAGTGGCTTACAAAAGTATCAAAGAATGAGGAAATCCCAACACTAATTCATTTTATTGGTTCAGTTGGGGTTGGAAAAAAAACTTATATAGAACAAATAACAAAAGAATTAAATTATAAATGTATTCATATTAATTGTTTGTATGATAAAGATCATACTTATTTTAAAAAAAAAAATTTTGTAACTAGTTTAAAACATATTGTGACAAATCGGAATATTGAATTTTTAATATCTGGTTTGAAAGATATTGTTGTAATACATAATTTACATGTAATGCATGAAAAAACTTTTTTTGATCAATTATTAAAACTAAAAAAAGAAGTTAAATTTGTAACTCCAGTAATATGTATTTTAAATTCGAATTATATATCAGAAAGATTTTTAACATATATTACAAAAGATTGTATTGTTTTTAAACAAAATCCCAAAAATTATGATGAATTATTACAAATATTAACAAATGCATTAAAAGAGTATAATATAGAACCAACACCAAATATATTAATTGAAAGTATAAAGGAATCTAAAGGAAATATATACTCAATATTAACAAAAGTAAAACAATACTCTTTTACGCATAATATTATTACAAATGAAAATTCAAAATCAAATCATTTTGATAAACATATTGTATCCAAATGTTTTACAGAATTGTGTTCAAAAAATATTCATTTAAGACGTAAACATGAAATAATTAAAGCACAAGGCTCACTCATTCGATTATTAATGCCAAATCATGTTTTTCAAGGATTAGATATTAATGATAATTACAGTTTCAAAGAAAAAATTCATTTAAGTATAAAATGTATGGATTATTTAGCAAAAGGTGATAAACTCTCAATTACAAATAATGTTTATGCTGCATTATTACAATGTATTTATCCCACAACGATGATTAGAGATGTGACTGTAAAAAATATGGTATTATCTAATTACCACTCTTCTAATGTGTTATGTTTATCTCAAATTTTATCACCTCATCCGGCAGATCAATATATTTACATATTACATTATATTATTAATGCAATTGAATTAGAACAATGTCGAAAAAAATATAAAGATCAAACAGAATGGAGTACTTGGTTACCTTGTTTAGATAGAAAAGGATTAAATGAATTACAACATAAATATTTAAAATTATTTCCAAACTCAAATATAACAAAAAAGAAAATTAATAGATTTTTAAATAGACTTGTTGGAGCTATACCAGATTGATATTTAATCTATATATGAATGACTGATACGACGCGTCCAACAATATTATTTGTGAGACGCACCTTAATACCCCTTGGATGTTTTCTAATGTTTGTTAGATGTTGTGAAACAATTCCAATTGTTTTTTTACCAGTGGGTTGATCCTGTTTTTGTATTACATACACAATAGAACCAATGGGTATAGTAGATCTGTGTTGTGCTTCTTTAGTTGGTTGGTCGCCTACTTGAGGTTTTCGTTTTTTAGTTATAAATCTATATTTTTTAATTTTCTTTGTTTTTTTAATTTTTTTATATTTTTTTTTTCCACCTACTAATTTCTTGATTAGACTACAACTGTCTAATGGAATATTTTCTTGTAAATTTTTCTGATTTGTTTTCATTAATTATTATACTATTTTTTTTTATTTTAGATAATTTTAAACCTGAAAATCTAGCAAGTCTTCTTAGTGCACCATTATTTGATGATAATGAATTTTGTCTATTTCCAAATATAAATAGTTTTTGTCTTGCTCGAGATATCATAACACATGTTCGTTTTTTTGTTAGAAAACTAGTAGGTGTTGCTTTTACTAAACTGATTACTACTATATCAGATTCATTTCCTTGAACAGAATCCAATGTCATAACTTTTATTTTATTCGAAAATATGCTACATCTTTTTGTAAGTAAATCACATTGAGCTTTATATGGAGATATGATCATAATCGAAGTATTTATATTAGATAATTTATAAATTAATCTAATAATTTGATTTACCTCTGACTCATTTGTTTCTTTATTATCAACCCCATCTGAGTGAATCCAATTAATTTCACCTTTTGATCTATTTTTATTTCCTAATATTAATAGGTTTTCTTTATAATATTCTTTATTTAAAATATTCATAATTTGATTTGGAAGTCTATATTGTTGAGTTAATGTTATAAATTCACATTTCTTTTTTGCCATATCCAAAAAAGATTTTTTTTCAATATTTGGATGTTCATTATCTGGCCAATAAGGTGGTAATTGTTTAGAATCTCCAACTAAAATCATATTTGTAAGTGTTGCTTCAATATTATTAATAAAATGTTCTAAATAAAATCCTTGCCATGATAATAAAGTACTAGATTCATCAACTATAATAGAAATTGTTAAATTCGATTTTGTTTCTTTCAAAAAATTACAAACTTGATGTAATGATCCAAAAGTAACTAATATTATCTTACATTCTTCGTATATCTTTTGTTTTGCCTCTTCTACTATTAAATGTTTTTTTGAATTTAACAAATTATATTCTTCTATTAATTCGTTTAATTCTAATAAAACTATATTTATTTTTTGTTTTTTTGTATTATGAATATGTACTCCACAATTAAATAAACGATCTTTAAAATAATCTATATTTTTCCAAGTTATTTCTTTATAAATTTTTTTTGGAAATATATTGAAAACTAATCTTTTCAATTTACGAATTTTTTGCTCACATCCTTCTTGAATTTTTAAAATATTATTTTCCCAATTTTGTACTATATCATGAGATGTTATTCTATTTTCTATATCATATTTTTTTGTACTTTCTCCCATATTATAAGAACCAAAACTAAGTGTTTTATCATATTGATGAGATGATAATCTTTCAGAAACTGCATCAACCCCTCTGTTTTTCTCAGATAAAACAATTGTATAATGATTAGTATTATAAGAAGAAATATTGATTTCTATAAAATCAATTAACGCTGAAATTACACTTGTTTTACCAGTTCCTGGAGGTCCTTCAATTATTTCTAAACTTTTGAAATAATCGTTTGTAAATACCATATTCTGTTCTTTGTTTAAATGTTCGAAAACGCAAGTATCTATTTTATTTTGTAATATACTTTTATTATTATTTAAACCAAGTATACATCTTAAAGGAATAGATAATATTTCTGTAGAATTTATATTATCTAACCAACTTTTTACGGCTAGTTCTTTTACAAAAGAACTATATCTTTTTATAGTAATTATTTTATTTGACTCATATATTTTATTAATTTTAAAAGAACCATTTACTGATAAATTATTATTCTTTGTCTTATGTGCAGTATATATTGAATTATCACCATTAATATAAAAATGCATTACAGAACAATTATATTGAATATTCTTCTTTAAAGCTTCCGATATATCCTCATTATTTATTGATTCAATGTGCAAAGACCAATTATTAATATCCTTTTTTAGAAATATGTGTAAATTTGGAGGAATCGGTTCAAAATTTCCAGACTGTTTTTTAAGTTCTAAACATTGTGATACTTCAGTACGTACAATATCAAGACAACTTTCTGGATCATTCTCATTTGCGATATTCGTCGAATAATTAGAATTATTTATTACTAAAGATGTTAATTCCAATGGTTCTCCACTTATCGGAGATTTATGATGTCTACGAATATAATTTAATATTGCATCTTTTTCATATGTAAATCCATCAGCAGCTGTAACCGGATTTAAAATTATGTTTTGTGTTAAAGGACATAATATATCAGTCATTAAAAAATACGTATCATTATATTATATATCTATATATTTATATATCATTTTTATCTTATATCATATTAACCCGTAACTTTTATCTTAAATACGATACATGCTTTTAACAAAAGCGTTCGCAAAACTTATTTTTAATAATATAGAAAAAATGATTTCATATAGATCTATTAAACTTATTCATTCATGTATGACAAAATGAAAAGTTCTAAATTGAAAAAACAAACTGAAAATGTCAATTTAATAACAACAGAACATACTCGAAATACACCTTCTATAGAAATAGAACATGTTCGGAAAGTATATAACAGTATTGCAAAACAATGGCATGGAACAAGATATAAAGCTTGGCCTATTGTCGCAGAATTCTGTAAAAATCATTGTAATAATGGACAAATCGTAGCAGATATTGGATGTGGAAATGGTAAAATGGCACCGGATATTTGTAAGAATGGTACCTTTGCAATTGCATGTGATACATCTCAAGAATTAATTAAAATATCTAATAAAATACATTATAAAAAAAAATATGAATGTCTTATTGCGGATGGAGTAAAATTGCCATATAGAAGTAACACATTTGATGTTGCATTAAATATTGCAGTATTACATCATCTTTCAACCAAAGAACGCCGTATTCAATGTATTAATGAAACTTTAAGAATTTTAAAACCAAATGGAGTTGCATTATTTTACGTTTGGGCAAAAAAACAAAATAATTCTAGATCTAATCATATATTTAATTCTTCAGATGTATTTGTTCCTTTTCATTTTCGAGAACATGGTCCCTATTATGATAAGGATACTAATTATTTATATCCGAAACATGCAATAAAAGATGCAACTAAACAAGCAATAGTACTAAAAAGATATTGTCATGTATTTGAAAACGGAGAATTAGAAAATATTATTGCACCATTCGCCAAAATTAATGATTCATATTATGATTCCGGAAATTATGGGGTTTCTTGTACAAAAATAGCGTGATTTAAATAATAAAAATGATTTGTAAATTAAAGTATAAATACACTATAAATGACAGAATCATGAATTTTGCAACCCAAGTATTTCATATTTCAGATATTAAAAAGATTATATTAAAATATGCACAACCAGCAAGAATTGTAATTTATGAATATGATTATTATTCAAAGTTTGCAGATATATTAAAAAAAGTTTCCAAAAATGATATAATTTATTTATGTACAAATAAT